TATAGTCGTCATCGAAATCGCGACCGTTAACTTCAACCATGTACCCGTTATCGTAAAGATTAACCGACAAGGAATCGTTAATCTTCTTAAGCTTATCAGAAATCTTCATCAACCTCTCCTCATCTTAGCAATGTCTTCGGCATCTTGTTTCGCGAAGACAGGAACCATATTCGACTTATGCATCGTAGCGATACCTAGCAGCTTACGTTCGCCAGAGTATACTTTTTCGGCAGGCTTAGAAGTACTACCGTTACCGAATCCTCCAGATACGTAATCGCTTCGATCAACTTTGATAGTATCAGTATACCGCTGTTTCCATTTAAAGTCAAGCACTTTTTTATCGGCTTTTTTTCCGCCAGTCATAGACTGGATCCAGGCTTCATGCTCGGCTCGAGCTAGAGCTTGGCGTTTGTTATTGCTACGCTTAGGTTTACGAGAAACCGTAGTAGTGTAGAACGCCGGAAGAAGATGCATCGTCATTGGCTACTCCCTTATTACACATACAGTATAGCCTATTACGAACCAGAAGTCAAGCGTTAATTTTTTACTATCTTTTCAATGACTTGCTGAAGGAATACTCGAACCTTTTCCCTTGCAGGTTCGTATCTTTCGGATTTGATCTGCCACATCTGCCTGTGGTTGGAGTATTTCTCTTCCTCCCACATATCGTCTCGAGCGTCCATCATCTCTTCAAGAGCTTCGATGAAACTGTCTATATCAGATTTCTGCTGCGGCGACATCGTTATCCTGCTCTAAATTTTCAACAATGATATACCTTGCATCCTTATCAAGTTCAGCATACGCTTCTAGCATACGTCGAACACTATTCAATCTTTTGATAACATCAGTAATTGTTTTTTGAGTAGCAGGATCGTTGTAACCTTCTTGCAGATCCATTAGAGCTGCATCTAGATTCGAATCTGCAGAATAATCTATATGGAACTTTATTGGAGTTCCATCTTGCTGCATTTCCTGCTGCGTAACTAGAGGGGGAAACAAAATCTGTTTTATTTGTTCTAGCTTTTCGTCAGCAGGAGTTAAATCTTTTTTGCTTATTTTCCACGGAAGTTTCATAATATAAAATCTCTTTTATTTCTTTTTGCGACCCATATTGTATTTCGTTTCAAGAGTCCAATCATTCTTTTCTTTATGATTGATAATCTTGATCTGACTCATAGAAGCAACAGGAGCCTTAATAAGCTCAGGTTCAACAACTTTTAACAATCCCCAGTCTTCCATAAGCTCGACTATTTTATTTCTGCGACCTTTGTCTTCTTCTGAAAAGTTGGAAGGTTTACCGTCGATCGCGAACATTTCTTTGAAATGAACAATATAATACTTTCCTTGCTTATGAAAAATATGGCAAGATTGATAGAGTTTCTTTTCTTTACGAGAGGCAACACCGATACGAGTAAGAGTTTCTTTAATCTTTAAAAAATCTTCTTCTTCTGCAATCTTTACCTCTATTAGCGATCCAAGTAAATCATTCATTTAACCCCACCTTTTTCTTGTTTTTGTTTAATCAATTCAATCTGATCCTTTGTTAGGATCTTGTACGCTTCTTTCGCACGCACAATATTATATTTATAATAATCTTGAATTAAAGAGATTATCTTAGCTTCCTGCTCGAGTTGCTTCTCGAGCGCCTTTTCCTTATCAGTCTTCTTCTTACCGTAACGAGTTTGTTTACGAACAGAATAATACAGATAATGATATTGAAGCTTATCAGATATATGGAGGTTCATATTCATATGATTTGCTTGGAGAATAGTATCCTTATGGTTAGAAAGAGAACTATTTGTGCGCCACTTGTTATACTCGAACTCTTGCTTCTTATCAAGATCAATCAACTGTTTACCAGAGTTGATATTGTTCTCATACATCCAGTTATAGTTTAGCTTGACGTAAACTTCCTCTACCTTTTCTTTTCTTTCCTGAAGAGTTACGTCCAACATAGCCATTACTTAATCTCCAAATGTTCAGTCAAAATTTCCGCAAGGAATGCAGAGAAATTAATCTCGGCGTTCGCAGCGAATGCGTTTTGATACTGATACTTTGCAATAAGAGTAACAAGAGCAGGAATATCTTTTGGATTGAAAAATTCAGAAAGAGAATCATAGAACTGATTGTAAAGATAATTAACATCAGTATCAATGTTGTTCTTTACCCACTTACGTGCTTCCGTAAAGTTCTTATCCTTCAAAAGAGGAATAAGTTCACGGATACTCGTTTCCTGCATATTAGCAAGAATACCAGAATCAATTTTACCCGTAACCGAATAACGCTGAAGCTCGTTCAAAACACGTCTCCAATCAGGGAAATGCTTTTGAATTACTTCTGCGACGACAGCCTTGTCATATTCAACAGATTCAGTTTCAAGAATGATAGCAACTCGCTTCATAAACTGCATAGCGAGCTTGGCCATATCCTTCTTACTGATCTTGAAGTCTACGACAGAGCACCTAGAATGTAGCGGTTCAATGATTCTGTTCTTAAAATTGCAAGTGAGAATGAAACCGCAGTTTCTGGAGAACTCTTCCATGAAATTGCGTAGTGCGGGTTGGGTAGAGTTTGCATTGAGGTAATCAGCCTCGTCGAGTATGACATACTTGCGTCCTCCAGATAGTGAAACCGAAGAGGCGAAGTTGAGGATTTCGTTTCGGAGGGTATCGATATTGCCATTCATAGATCCGTTAATTACGATGTAGTCACAACCAAGCTGTTCAAGCATAGCACGAGCAACTGTCGTTTTACCAACACCAGCTGTACCAGACAAGATTAGATTAGGAATATTCTTCTGATCAACAAACTGCTGAAAGGTCGCCTTCAATTCAACAGGAAGGATCGTGTCTTCAATAGTCTTAGGGCGATACTTTTCTACCCAGAGAAAATCTTCATTCATTATGATTTACCTCGTCAAAAAAAGATTCAATTGTTGAAGGCGGATTTTCTAATTCGTAATCACTTTTCCAACCTAAACCTTTTCTTTGATTACGAACTTTTTGATCCCAAATTTCTTTATTTACATGTCTAAAATCGTTTATGTATAATTCTTTTGGGTCTTCGTCTTGACGATGTTTCTTTACATAAAATTCATCCGATTTATAAAACTTACGAGTTTCTTTACAGAATATCCAAACTACGGTTCTTTCAGGCTTATCAATTTCTAGGAGTTCTGTTAAAGCATTAACAACAGGTGCATATGATTTAACCATCCTTGTATTACGAGGGCTATAAGGCATCACATATCTCCATAATATAAAAGTGGGAGGAGTCATTATAACCCCTCCCGAGCCACAAGTCAACTAAAAGTTGATGATTGCTCAACCGCAATCCAGTACTCCGCTTCCTTCCCACTGAAATGAGAAATACCACGAGAGCTAATGCTAACTTCGTATTCGCCAGGAATGATCTTGATATTTTCAGACTTGAAGATAGCCTTGAAGGTCTTATTCGTTTCGCCAATTTCGATAGAATAAAGATCGCCAGAAGGATTCTTAGAATCAGCTGCCTGAAGATAAACTTTACTCCCATCGCCAGAAACAACAATTTCAGGAAGACCAAGAACGCCAAGAGCTCTTTGAACTTCTTTCAAACTAGCATCAGTGAGCTTGAAAGAAACATCGATTGAAGGAAGATTAATTTCCTTATCCGGAGCCTTAGTAATAGTGTTTTCGTCGGCGTACATATAACAAATTCTTGCATTATCGCCAAGAATATCAACGCAATTATCAGTCAACTTCAACTCAGGATCATTGAAGAGGCTAAGAGTTGAAATAAAACGATCAAGGTTGTAGATAGCAAAACGCTTACTAAACTCAGTATTAACCTTTGCCTTTGCCATGATTGTCTTTGAAGTTGAGATAGTCTTCAAAGTGTTACCTTCCTGAATAAGGATGGAAGGATTAATCTTAGCAAAGTTCTTAAGAACGTTGATCGTATTGGTATCAATTTTCATCACTGGACTCCATTCATAATATTCATAATTTGCGAAGGCGTTTCCTTACAAGACATAATCTTGCCATTTTTCATAACCAACGCAGTCACATTTGGCCTATCATCATTCATAGTTAAAATCATTGACTGTGGTCTGTTATACCTTTCCATAACAACGATTTCGGTACTTTCAATCCAAAACTCATAGTTAGGTTCCGGATGCGTCAACTGTATCAACATAATATATTACCTTTCAATCAGTAGAAAGAACTGTGATATGAGTTTCTAAATTCGTACGAATGTAGATCACCTTATCACCTACCTCAAGGAAATCCTTCATCTGCTTTTTGATTTCCTTTAGATTTGCTTCATATTCGTTATTATTAACATAAACAACGTATCTCATATTAACACCTCACTTCTTTTTCTTACCGCCAAGCTTACTTGGGTCTGCTGTAGCCGATGCTCCGATAGAAGCAAGGTCTGCGAGAGAACCACCAAAGATATAACTACCAACATGCTGAAGCTTCATCCAAGGACAGAACCAAGTACGAATGTTAGCCTGTTGAGCCTTCTGACAGAACCAATAATCTTCTGAAAGATAACGCTTAGAAGCAGGATCAACTTCTGCCTGGAAAAACATCATAATTTCTCGAGAACCATCGAAGTGTTCTGTACGAACATGATCAGGGCGATAAGTATATCCTGGATAAGCATCAGCAAACTTCTTCATCGCCTTCTTGGTAACCATCATGAAACCTGTTCCGATTTCAAGAACTTCACAAGGCTCACTGATAGCAATGCTCTGCTGACCGCCCTTGGGGTTAAACACGAAGTCACCAACGAACTTTTCAAGAACGTTCGGATCATCATCAGCAACACCCTTGTCAACAGCAGTCTTGATCTTTTCCCAGCTGATGCACTTCTTAGGATAAGGACCGCCGATAATTTCGTACTTATCTTCTTCCTGTGCCTGAAGAGCCATCATAGCTACAACGTCCTGTGGGTTATAACCGATATCGGAATCGATAAACAACATATGCTCTGCATCAGAACGCATGAACTCATCACAGCAATAGTTTCTAGCACGAGTAATCAAAGACTCGTTGAAAAGAAAATACATCTGAATCGGAATATCATACTTCGCGAAAATAGCAGCTAAGTCAGCAGTTGACTTAGCAAACATACCAGCGCACTGACCACCATACATTGGCGTAGCAATAAACAGCTTACGCTTTCTCAGCAACTCAACATCAATTTTAATTTCCATTAAATACCATCCTTATAATGATCATTATACAAACACATAATTGTGTAATGCAATACTTTCAGCAAATCTTCTTTACTATTTCCGCTTTTCTTACCATAACGCCAGAGATACTTTATAGCAGTATTACGGAAAGTAGGAGTTGCGTCACCAAGAGCAATCCAAGCGTCAAAACACTGAACGTTGTTTTCTGTCTGATAATGCTGATTATACGTATAATCTATATAGTCATGAAAGTCAGAGATTATGCGATCTTCTGCAT